CCGTCCGCGTCGGTTCTTGTGCGGCGCGTGAGCACGTCGCCGGTGGCCGTCTCGTCCCAGAGCTTTTCGTTCGTGCCAGCGCCGGACTCGAAGTGTTCGAGCGGCGCATCCGTGAGCCTCAGGTCTTGACTGACTTCAACTTGCGCTGAGGTGACGGATACAACGACTGCACCGCCTGCGAGGATATCGACGTTCGTTAGCGCTCTGACAGTAGCCGTCGGGACGGTCGAACCTCCCCACTCGGCAGTGTCTGTGCCAGCCGCGCCCCACGAAAAGAAACGGTGATTCGCGTTGTCAGCGTTGTTCCTGCCGTTCCCGCTGTGGTTGTGAGGCACGCGGTAGTTGCCGGTTGTCGCGACAACACCGAAAAACGCTAGCGATGAAAACCCAGCTATCGACGTCCAACCCGACACGTTGCCCGAGTCGTCCTCGGTTGCCGAGGACATCTGCGTAGCGCGGCCACTAGTGCCGTCGAATCGTACTAGGCGGTTGTCGGCAACGGCTCCGGGGGCGAGGGTGTACTGGGTGTGAGGATCGCCTGTTGTGAGACCGGTAAGCGAGTTGTGTGCGTGGTTGTGGCTGGTATCCGACTTGTTGCCCAGAGCCGCGTCTACCCCGATAAAGTGCCCACCAATCGTGCTCGAATCCGGCGTGTAGTTGGTGGGGCTAGCGGCGTAGGCGAGGTTGCCGCCGTCGAGTGCGTCTCCACCGCCGTCTTCGTGAGTGGAGGCGTGGGCGTTCGGATCGCGCGGGTCGCCTGAATCGTCGAGCGTTGCGTCAGTAACGATTGCGTTCAGTTCGGCAAGCGTGGAGAAGGAGGTGCCGGCAGGCAGATTGCCGATCTCGGTGTACTTCTTGCTGTCGCCGTCTTCGCTGTCCTCGATCAGCACCTTGTCGGCGCTGACTGGCGCTGCCTTCTCGGCGATTGCGGCGATTTCGCCAGCTACGTTGTCGTGGATGGCGTCGGTGTCCGATCCCGCACCGCCGCCGACCGTGATCCAAGACGACCCGTCCCAGATCGACAGCACCCCCGTGTCGGTAGCGAAGTAGGTGTCGAAGACGATCGTACTCGACGCAGGTCTAGCTGCGGCTAGCCCGTAGTTTTTCCACAGCGTTGACGCGACGATATCGATCAGTGCCTGACCAACGCGCGCGGCCGTGTTCGCGCCAGCGCTGGTCTCATCATGGATAACGTCGGCAGCTGCGTCCGCTGTTGGTCGTGATACTTCAGCCATCTGTTACTCGAACTCCACACTGAACGTGTCGTCGAACACGCCAAGGTCTTGCGTGTATGTGATCATCGTAACGAGCCATTGTTGCTGCGGGGACAGCTTCAGGATAAGTCGCTCAAACCGTGCACGCTGAGACTCGTTAAGCGTCGCGTCGTCCCCAAACGTTTCGGCGCCGAAGTAGAGAAAGTACGGCCACGTATCTGGGTCCTCAGGAATCGGTGGCGGCGCCACATCTCTCAGAGTCTTGTTGACGAGGTACCGCGGATCGTTCGCAAGGAAACGGTTGCACTGTGGCTGGTTGTAAGCGGTCCCGAATTCATCCGCTCCGTATGGGGAACACTGTGGCTGATCGGGTAGCGCGTCTCCCGCCGCAAATGGCGGTCCCGACGTGTAGCCAGTACATTGGTAGGTGCCAACGGTTGGAATGTCTGTGTAGTCTCTTGGGTCGCGTGCAGTGACCGGCGATAGCGACGACCACCACTCGTGCACGTATATATTTGTGAACCCAGCAGCATCCAGGACGCTCTTGATGTACGCGGGCGACTGCCCGCCCGTGGCTGCCCATTCACCCGCGAGCGCTAGCTGGCGCGTAGCAATATCGCCGTAGTCCTCAATGCCAAACTGACGCTCCCACTCTGCAAGCTCTCTGGTTGTGGATGGGAATGCATCTTCCCAGATCTGATCGAGGTACAGGCGGATGGTCGCGGGCTGGAGCGCCAAGCCAGAAATGAACCGCCGCAGTGTCTTGTCGACGGTGACACGCCAAGCTTTCGAGCGTGGGAGCAGATGTGTAATAGCACGGAAAAACAGCATGTTTTTGGTTTGAACAGGGGTTCAGCTTGACTTGCTTGTAAAGCGCAGCCGATCTTGGAGAGATTATGGGAATTGAAAGATCAAGACTCCCGCGGTGGCTCAAGCTGCTTGGGATGGGTCTTGTTGGATTGTTCGCGTTAATGAGCACGCTCATCGTGATTGCTGCAATTGTCGCCAGCGTAACACCCGCCGAGCCTCCGCCTCAGACACTGGCAAGTGCCCGCCCCGCGATAGTGTCGGCGAGTCCCGTCCGGCTCAGTCCCGCACATAAGCAGGAGATGAACCCCTCATCCACTGCGACAAAGCCAGACGGAAACGGCAACGAAGCTCCGCCGCGCTGTGTGATTCAGATCCCCAGGTCGCCCAAAATGGCAGTCCCGGCATTGCCTACCGAAGCGGGGCTAGATGAGTATTCAATCGCTGCATCTGAAGACGCTTCAGACCGTGACATGACACTGCTGCTCGTAGCCAACCGTGGCAAAGTTATCGACCCTGGAACACGATGCTCGTACATTGACGTGGGGCTAACTCGCTCCCATGTCAAAATGGTGGATGGAACTTTTGAGGGACAGAAGTTTTGGTTCCCAACCGAATGGACCCGGGGTGGCAAATGAAAGCTCTTGAGAACTCTACGCTCGCGCTGCTCCTATTGTTCGGCTGTGGAAGCGAAGGGTCGCCACCCGTAGCGGGCAGCACAATTGATGGCACTGTCGCCGGCAACACTTCTGCGCGCTCTGCTGGAGGCGCATCAGCGGATACCGTGTCTACCGATGCGGTCACCGTGGCGTCCGTGGGTGGCACCGGACCAGAACTGACGACCGACTCCACCAGCGGGAGCAGAGACACGACGTCGTCCAACTCGACAGATACAGCATCGGCGTCCACCGAAACAGCGTCCGGCGGCACCAGCGGCGCGACATCAGCAGTTGCGACATCGGCAGGCGGCGGATCAACCGGCAGGGCCGACACGGTCAACACGGTTTCCGTAGGTGGCTCCGGAGGATCCGGCGGGACCGCGACATCATCGCAGTCGGCAACAACTACTGGCGCAGGTGGCGAGGGCGGTGCCCCAATTGAAGATTGTGAGTGCGATTCTGGACCATGCTGTGACGGGTGCGCCTATCTGCCATTTGGCACTGTGTGCGCCATTCACCAACCGTATTACGCCTTTTGCTATGAGAGCAGCATATCCATCGACTACCAATATGTTTTCTGCTCTGGCGAGTCGCCAGATTGCGACGGACATACGCATCACACTCGCAATACATTCGGCTCCTGCCCGTCCGGAGAAATGTGCGTACCCGACAGCGCCCTAGGCGCTCACTGCGAATGACTCCGCTATCCGACTCTCACAATGCTCAGCCGGTTGTTGTCGCCACCAGAAAACGCCATGTCCCCAGATGAGTTAGCGCGAACCCTGATCGGCTCGGTCGGCGGGTCCGAAATATCGAAGACCGCTGATCCTGCTACGCCTACCCCTTGTGCTGGGTCGGCGTTGAACCGCATTGATTCAGCAAAGAACATTCTCACCCCTCCCATGTACGCCCCCAGGAGCAGCCTGATTGGGTCCACGACGGATGTCGTCGTGACCCGCGCAACAATCGACACCAGGTAGCGACCAGCTTCGGTGACCGTTACCGTGCCCCCTCCACTCAGAACAATGTCAGCGTCCGCGAAATCCTCAGCAAGCGCGACAATGTCATTGTCGCTGTAGCCGCTTCCCGACATGACATAGCGCGCCGATCCAGCGGTAACCTTTGGGGCTGCTGCTGCAACAGCTTCTGTCTCGGCTAACGATGTTGCAATGGATTTGATTGCATCCAGATATTGCGAGACGCCAGCGGTGTCCGGGGTGCCGCTTGGTGACACTTGCACAGCGTCTAGCAGAGCCTGCTGAAAACCCCATATATCGTTGACTACCTGCGCCTCCAAAGGAGTGCCGCTACCGTCCCCTGCGACTGTCACATTGCGAGCTTTGCCGCGCGGGTAATCCGGGTCTCCAATGATCACCTGTCCTGGGTAAAGTGCGGAGGGGTCGATTGCCATGTTTTCCTCAGATGTAGAGCGGGTCGCCGTCCAACTTGGTTTTTTCGCCGGGCTCCAAAGTTGCGGCCGAACCAGGTACCGGCGTGCCACCAACTGTTAGCTCAACATCAAGCACGGTGCCGGCAGCTGCGCTAACGATGTTGTCTACTATGCCAGCGATGGCGGCTCGCGTTACGCGGTCCCTCCTGGGCAGCACCGACAGTCCTACGATGTAGGGCTCGCGCGAAAGAAAGTACTCGGAGAGCCCAGCTTTTAGCGCTTCCTTAGTTCCGGCAGCGTCTTCCGGCACATCGAAACCTGTAATGGTCACCCCGTATGCCGTGCGCAATATTGGGTAGTAATTCACCAGTGCGTTGGCTGGGCGCCGCGTGGGGATGCCGCCGACATCAAGATCGACAACGGCCTTCACTGCTGCGAGTTCACCCGTCGGGACTGGCCCCGGGGTACCAGTCGCGACGCCATCGGGGGACACGGAACTCTCCACATACAAGTCCACCTGCCCCGGGCTATCGCTCGTGTACGGGTACACGCTCGCGATGCCCGCTGCCTCTTCGCCCCACTGCTGGTAGTCCGCATAGGCACCGCCCTGGGGTCGCTTCTTGAACTTCTGCACGATGCGGGCCCGGTATTGGGCTTCAGTCTCACCGTCCTCGCCATTTACAACTTGAGCCGTGACCGTGGCCACGCGCGAGACATTTGGTAGCGGACTCGAGAACTCCAGCTCATCACCGACGAGCAGGTTGCCAATCTCGCCAGCGCCGCCGTTGCCGCTTGGGTCAGCGACAGCCCGCACATCCACCGTCTTGGTGGCGGCATCGAGCGTCACCGGGGCGAGCGTGAAGTAGGTGACCTGAGTGCTCGGATTCACCAGCAGTGACTGCGCCGGCAGCGTATCTGTTTGGTTGGTGACCGTGATCTGAATCGTAAACTCGCCGCGCGTCGCTGGCTCCGGGTCACCGACTCCGATAAGGCGACCCCACTCGACCAGCGGAGTGACAACCTTTCCGTTGATGGTCGTAGGACGGAACGACGCGTGAGCGACGAATAGGTTCAAAAAGATTGTGCCGCCGTACTTGTACAGCAGCATAAACACGCCCGCGAGCGCGGCGGCGAGCACGCGCGTGAACGCCTTGGGCAGCAGCGGAATGGTCGTCGACAGCTCCGCCTCTACCTGAGAGACGATCTGATTGCGCACATCGACTGTTGTTGGAACTGCTAATGCCATGCGTTACGTGCCCCAGGGGATGGGCGGGAACTGAAACGGAATCACTCGACCGTCGACCTCGGCAAACACATCGAGCTGCACTGTTCTGAGCGCAGGCATGCGCGCGCGCGCGGCCACGAACGTCGCTACACCGGTCTCGGTCGCCCACGCTAAGTCTTGGTTCGCCGCCTCTTCCAGCTTGCGAAGGTTGGCTGTCGTGGCTGGCATCGAGCGAATAACGGACTGCGTGCGGCTGCGGTAACGTCGCGTTGGCTCGCCTTCGATCAGATTGCCCCACCACTGTTTAGTGAGCGTGGCATCGCTGCCATCGTCGTCATCGTTGCCGCCGAAAAGCGAGAGGTAGAACGCGCTCGAAAGGCCGTCGTCGGTGACGAGCTGACCATTCGAAAGGCGAATGTCGCCGTCGTCTTGGGACTGAAAGATTTGAACGTCGGTCACCAGAGAACCAGCACGCGCGTCACGGTGGTCGACGCTCGGATAGCGAAGATGCCCAGCGTGAGCGGGATGTTTTTCGATTCAAGCAAGTTGCCGGAATAGGTCTCATCGCCGTACTTTGTGGACAGCGTGAGCGCACCGGAGCCGGCTTCCAGGACCCACAATTGGCGAGCGCTCTTGCCGCTTGGCCCGGCTGCGACAAGGTCGATGTCCTCTGCAAAAGACGCGTACTCCTTTGCGAAGATTCCGACGTATTCGTCTGTGTTGATCTGATCTTCGTCTGCCATTTTAGCTCCAAGGCACCGGCGCTCCACCACCTGACGGCGTCGCGGTACCCGTGCGTGCCCACGTGTCTATTGCCGTCGCGTACTTCTGCGCCGCGGCAGCGTGCGTCTCCGGAAACGGAGGCGCGAATAGTGTCGCGAACCCCACCGGGGAGGGCGGCGGGGTCGCGACGAACGCAGGCGCCATTCCGGTGCCTACGGTTGTCGCAAAAGCCTGGAACGCTGCATCCATTGGTGACGCGGCATCCTCGGTGCCGAACGCGCTTGCCAGAGCGCCTGCTAGCGTCGCCTGGGCCGCGCTGACCGTCGTGGATGCCGGGACTACCCCGGAGGCGTAAGCGCCCACGGCGTCCGCCCAGGCTTGCCCGCACTCGGCCACAGTGGCCGGCGGGGAGGCGAACAGGGATTCAAGGTCTGATTGGAGACCGGGTGCACTCAGAGGCATTAGGCGCTAGGCGTTGGCGGACCCGTCGGTCCGGTGGCTGAGGGGTGAACATGCAGGTCGAGCGACACACCGAGAGCCGTCTGGACGTCGCCAGTAATCGTGATAGTGGCGCCGTTGATCTCGCAGCTCCCGTCTGGGTTCATCTTGCCGGAGCCAGCGGCGTTCGAGAATTCGATCGTGCCGTCGCCCTGCAGGTGGACCTCGGCAACGATGACACCGGCCGGGTTGCGCGCGTAGAACCGGAACTCGCCAGGCTCTGCCGTGGCGTCATTCTGGGTGTCCTGATAGCCGCTGACTTGTTGGGCACCGGTACCGGTCGAGTCTTCAATTGCAGCCGTGTCGCCCGGCAGCGGAGGCGCATCGACGCCGGCCGAGTCGTAGTGACCAGCGGTGAAGATTTCGCCGCCGCCGACGTCAACCTTGGTCTCTGGTCCGCTTTCGGTCACCTCGTAGTCGAGGACTTCGCCTAGGCGTCCCATTAGAGCGCCCCCAAAACTTCGTCCTCGATCGACAGCCCGCCGATGCCGAGCGATAGACCCTCGTCCCAAGGAAGACTCTCGGGGCTTTCACCCGAAAACGCGCCAGGCATGACCAGGTTAAGCGATGCCGTCTGCGAGTCCGCGGATGCCTTCAGCTTCACGTGGCGGATGAGGAACTCATACGGCTCGTAGATCATCATGTCCGGGCAATGCAGCTCGATCGTGGTGTTGGGTCGAAACAGGTTGCCTTTCGGATCTCTCCACGTCGGCAAATCCTCGACGTCCACCGCCGCCATATTTGCGAACATTCTGCCTAGCTTTGCCCTGACCGCGTTGGGCGCGTCGCCGGGCTCTGTGTCTTGGAGCTTGAACGCCATCGGCCTGAGCACGTTGGTCAGCCACGGATTGCGCTCGCGAAACTTGCTGCCCTTTTTCTTGCGCGTCCGCGGACAGAACCCGGTCATCTCGCTGAAGTAATCCTGCGAACTAAACGAAGCCTTCACCGTTCCTGCCGGGCGATTCTCGAGTCGCGCAACGGGGCTGCCAGTGGTGACCGATCGCCAGCACAACAGGGCACCTGCCTCGGTACTGGAAAGCACGAAGTTCCTCTGTTTTGCCAGCTCGATCAAAAACGAGAGCGGCTTCTTGTCGACTTCGAGAGCCTCCTTTTTGAAAGCCGCTCCCGTGTCAATGCGCACATCAGAGTCTAGTTCGAACGGACCAAGCAGCGTGCTCATGATCTGCACGAAGGTCTGCTTGTTGAACTCGAGCGGCACCGAGTCGCCTGGCATCGTGCAGTCGCCCAGCACGCCAGGGAGTGAGTAGCCAGCGATTGCTACCGTGCTGCCGTCAGCGTTGCTCTCTGGCGCGATGTCTACCACCGTGCCGGTGAACAACGGCTCGCCGCCCAGATGCACCTCAAGAGACTTGTATTTGAAGGGGCGGAATATCTCCCGCAGATCGTGCCGGCTCGAGTCCCACGGCGCCTGAAGTTCGACGGTGGAGATTGTATCGAGCGAAAGCGTGACCTTCACCTCGGTCCAA